AGAAAAACATTTGGCGAAACTAAAGTTGGTAAGTTCTTGAGTGGTAAGAAAAACAAAGACGAAAAGCCTAGTCCTGCTACTAAGTATAAGTCATCTGGCACTAAAAAAAAAAGTGTAGCTAGCAAGCCAAGCGATCTACTTGTTGGTAATAGAAAAAATTTACCAGAAGATTTAAAAGCTAAAATCTCTGCTGCACCTAAAAAAGGCTGTGCAGAGTGTGATTATGGTAAAAGTAAATGTACTTGTAAATAATGGCATTTAAACTAAATAAAAACAACTTTGATTTTGGAGAGGGAACTAAGCCTTCTCCAAATAAAAGTTTTCTTGGTAAGGCTATAGGAGTTTTAAATCCTCTTGGGCAAGCTAAAATGGCTCTTAATCTTATGAACAAAAAAAGAGAAGACAAAGAGGATAAACGAAAAGAAAACACTAACAATATAGCTAACACAGCTTAATAAAAAAAATATGGGTAAATACAAAATGAAAGGGCATACTTTACCTGGTCCAAATCAAAAAGCATCAATAGGTAAAAACCTAGATATTCCAAGTGCAAGCGTGCTCGATGAACTAGAGGCAAAAGGAACTTATTTAGCGCGACCAAATAAAGAAAGCACTAACGCCCCTGAGTTAGATAGCGAAGGAAATGTAAAAATGTATCTTAACACTATGGGAGACTTTGCTGGGACAAGAACCGTGGATAGCGAAGGAAACTTATACATTAATAAGCCCGATGTAGATAGAAATATCGAGTACGAAAAACAACCTGATATTATGACTACTGATAACCTCCAGAAACACTCTAAAAAAATGCGAAGCAAGTATGGCGAAGATGGTAAAAGACTAAAAGAAGGCGGCTCAGGAGCTCCAAAGAAAATGAAGTACGGGAGAAATAAGTAGGCTGTGGCATTTAAAATGAAAAATACTGCCTTAGCTAAAATAGCTAAACAAGCTGGTGGCAATGGAATATCACCAAGTTCACCTGATTTACGAGATAGAATTAATACATCTTTAGGTGATATAAATTATAAAGCTCGAACTTTTTCAGAAGACGAAGAAGGTAGCATTGATAATATAAGACACACATCGGCGGGTAGATATACAGCAGAAGCAATACAAGACAAAGTTAAAAATATACCTTATGCTGGTAAAATATTAGATTTTCTTGGCGCGGACAAAATAGCTGGTCTTATGGGCTCAAATGCACTAGGTTTAGGGCATGAGTTAAAAACTATAGTAAAAGATGACAGACCGTTTATAGCAAAGCTACAAGAAATGGGTGAAGACACATTTAATAACTTTGTTGGTTCAGTTATAGGGTCATTAGATATAGATGATTCAAAGAAAGATGAAGCGATAAGATATTTATCATATAATAATCTTATGCCAGATGGATATGTGAGAACAAAAGAAGGCGAAGAAGAAGGTCTTTCAGAAAACATATATTTTAAAGATGAAGAAGGAAAAGTAAGAAGACCAACCGCTAATGAAGCATACCGTGACATGAATTACGGAAAAAATGAATAACGGAAAGACCGTTAACCACGTTATTAACCTAAAACCAAATTAAAATGACGTACCTATATTACCAGACCACTACAACCGGTGGTCACACTAAAGTGAATGATAAAACCAAAGCTGAGTGGGAGCATTTAGCTAATAAAGAAAACTGGAGGATAACTCAGTTACCTAATGGTTATTATCAAACCGAAGTATCTAACCCTACAAACGACACGTGGCACGATGTTACACGTCGAGAGACAATGGAAGGAGCTGAGTCAGCAATTGACGGAAGCATCGATCACTTCTCTAAAAAGTTAGAGGCTACCAAAGGACCGAAAGTCGTAAAGACCTTCAAAAAATAAACTCAAACCTAATTAAATTAAATTAAATAAAATGGAGTACAACAATCCTAGTCTCCTCATCAAAGAACTAAACTTTGGTGAGGACGCTAAATCTAAAATTAGTGCTGGTGTTGAGAAGCTAGCAACGGCTGTAAAATCAACACTTGGAGCATCTGGAAAGTGCGTTATATACGAAGACGCGCTAGGAATGCCGGTAATCACAAAAGACGGAGTAACCGTTGCAGAAAGCGTAGTCTTATACGATCCGGTAGAAAACATAGGAGCTACTTTAATCAAAGAAGCTGCTAAAAATACAGTGAAAGAAGCTGGTGACGGTACAACAACCGCTACAGTACTAGCAGAATCCCTACTAAACACTGTAAATTCTTCAAAATTTAAGGATTCCGCCACTCGTGTTCTACGAAATGGCGTTAATAGTGGTCTAAAAAAGGTAAATGACTACTTAGATTCAATAAAAATAGACGTAGATACTGATTTATTGCAAAATGTAGCTACTATTAGCTGTAATAACGACAGAGAATTAGGCTTAATCATAGCAGAAGCTTACGAAACTGTAGGAAAAGATGGTTTTGTACTAATGGAAACGTCAGACACTGAAGAAACGTACGTAGATGTTGTCGATGGAGTGCAATTAAAAGATTGTGGCTTAACTTCACCTCACTTTATTAGCAATGTTGACAAGCAAAAGGCTGAACTAGACAATCCTTTAGTACTTATATGCATGTCAGAGATACCTAATATACGTAAAATACAGACTATATTAGAATATGTTATAAAACAAAACAGATCTTTACTAATTGTAGCATCTGTATCGCAACAAGTAAAGTCAGCGCTACTAATGAACAAAGTAAAAGGTAATATTAAAGTAAATATTATTGACTTACCAGGCTTTGGTCCTACTAAAAAAGATACATGCGAAGATTTAGCTGTGTTGACTGGTGCTACTGTTATAAACGAAGAGCTTGGAGATGACTTAGACGCTATAACGCCTGATATGTTAGGTGAAGCTGAGTATTCTGCCACAGACGACAATACAACAGTGCTTACTATTGATGTTGACACTGAAGAGCTAGAAGAAAGAATAGATCAAGTAAATAAAATGATAGCTGATGAAAAGAATGGTTTTTTTAAGAAGAAGTTGGAAGAAAGACTGTCTATGCTATCAGGTTCAGTTGGTGTTATTAAAGTCGGTGCTGATTCTAAAGTCGAGCTCAAAGAAAAGAAGGATAGGGTTGAAGATGCGATCTACGCGACAAAAGCAGCTTTGAAAGAAGGTATAGTGCCTGGCGGTGGTGTAGCCTTGTTAAACGCTGCTAATACGTTAACCGCAGACAACGACGGAGAAAAAGCTTTATTTCAAGCTATTAAAGCCCCTTTTGTAACAATACTAAACAATGCTGGTTTTGAAAGCGTAGGCTACCCTGATCAAGAAGGTATTGGTTTAGACGTTGTAACTGGTGAAGAGGTTAATATGGTTGAAGCTGGAGTTATTGACCCAGTATTAGTAACTAAGTCCGCGTTAAAAAATGCAGCTAGCGTGGTTATGACTATTGTTTCTGCAGATTGTATAATTTCAAACGCAAGAGCAAATGAAGGCCATTAATCACTACGTAGTTGTAGATAAAATTAAGACTGAGCAAAAGAAAGTTGCTGGCTTAATTATGACAGAAGACTTAGATGAAGATAACAGATATATCAAGGCAAACGTTATATCTGTAGGTAATTTAGTTGAAGGAGTTAAAGATGGCGATGTTATATACTACGATAAACACGCTGGTCACGGAATAGATTTTAAAGATAAACTTTATTTTGTTATCAAATCAAGTGATATTGTATTAGTAGATTAAACATAAACCATAATCCATAAACTTTAAACACAAAATCTAAAACAAATTATTAATTAATCAAAACTTTAAAAAATGGCAAAAAACATGTTATGGTTTGCAGAAGCCGATGTTGAAACGACTAATGAAGCTATGATGTTACCAGTTGATCGCTACTTAGGTTGCGACCCAGTTTCTGGTGGTGTTGTACTTTACTTTCAAGATATTGAAGGCGCTGCAACAAGAGAAGCGGTTACACTTAACTGCACTAACGGAAATCAAAAAGCTGTACTAGCTGCTTTAGCCGCTATTATGAACTCTAATCCACATTCAACTGGATTTGTAGTTGTAGCGGATGCTAACGTAGCAAATGGACAGGCAGCAACTTATCACAAGGAGTTTAAAGGTCTTGTAACTGGTTGTACAATCGCTTAATAATTAACTTTTAAAAATTAAACAAAAAATGGAAAAAATGTTATATTTTGCAGAAGGCGGAGGTGCTGATGCAACTACAGAAGCGGCTATGTACCCAGCATCAAGATTTTTGGGTGTAGAGCCTCACGACGCAACAAACACTTACGTCTACTTTGATAGCCCAATGGGTGACGTAGATGGTGGTGGTGGTGTTGGTGATATTGTAAAAATCACTCACGCTGATACTCACGACACAGCTGATTCTTACCACAGATCTAAACTAATTGCTAGATCTATAGCAGAAGCTATTAACTCTGGACCTCACAATGATGGTTTCGTAGTTATCGCTGATGCAGATAATGGTGTGTACTACGGAGATATAGCTACTATATCTGGTGACGCTGGCTTTGCGGTAACAGTAACACTTGACTCATAGTAATTGAGATTAACTAGTCACGATTTACGTGAATTACAAATCCTTAAGTACTACAGGCTCACTAGAAAGTGGGCTTGTAAGACTTACGGGTTAACAGATGCTGACCTTGAATTACTAATATATTTAGATTGCAAAGGTCGGTTTACAAGACAAGAATTTATAGATGGTACTTATACCATGAGCTGGGATAAAACCCGGTGGGACAAACTAAGAAAAAAAGGCTGGATAGAGGTCTGGCGTCATCGAAATCGAACAACGATTAAGTACAGCGTCTTCAAAACCTCTTTTAAATGCAGCCAACTTATAAGTAGAATATACAGAATATTGTTAGGCGAAGAAGATATGCCAACATCAGAGAGAAGTGTATTCTACAATAACAAATCATATACAGATAAAGTTTTTAATAAAGCTATAGATGATATGATAAAAGACTCAGATAGATAATGGCGTTTAAACTAGGATCAGAAAAAAGAGGTATAAGAACATTTAACGGGGCCCCTGTTTTAAAAAGAAATATGGGTGCTGGTATATTAGCGGAAGCCAATAAAGATGGTACAATTTTTGTACACCCAGATCTTAATGAAAACTCTAAGTTATATAGAGAAACAATGAACCATGAGTATGAGCATCTAAAAGATATGGCTGATGGTAAACTTGATTATAATGACAACTACGTTAGATGGAAAGGACAAACAGTGCCTAGAAAAGATATTAACGGAGTTGATTGTGTAAAGTGGAACGGCGTATGGAGAGAGGTTGGTTCAGACGAGCTACCTTGGGAACAAGACGCACTTAGAGCAGAGCACCGTGCCTAGTAGTTGGTTATATTTTAGAAACGTAACAGATCAAGATGCTGACGATAGTAACGCTTCTGACTTGGCAGATTCTCTTTGTATAAGAGGGGATATGATAAGAGCTATGTTTCCAGAAACAGACGGAAGACTTGGTATTATGTATGAGCCAACACTAGCGGCTTATGACCATTTAATTTTGACGGTTTCAACGCACAGACACAAAGAAGCTATGGAGGCTATTGCGTTTGCAGCTAGAACACCAGGTTTTCACGTTATCGCTGATATGGTTACAACAACCTATTTGACCAGTGATGCTGGAGCTGACGAAACAATAACAGCTAAAACTATAGTACCTGAAATAACAGGTATAGTTAGTTTAAGCATAGCAGACGCATTTACACCATAAAACAAATAATATGATAAACAATTTACTAGGAGGAATATTAGGTAAAGTAGTAGACAACGCTGAAGGTATACTTGATAAAGTTATTACTACAGACAAAGAGCGCGACGAAGCTAAGTTCGCTATTAAAAAACTACTTCTTGATGCAGAGCGTGAAGCTTTTGCAAAAGAAGTTGAAGATCGTAAAGATGCGCGTGATCTTTATAAGGACGATGCTATTATTCAAAAGGTATTAGCAACGCTATTTACTATTGCTTATTTTGGTATTACATTTGTAATGTTTAATTATTTTGTTACAAAGTCAATAGATTTAGGTGAATTTGAAATTAGCTTTATATCAACAATATTTGGTGCTATGAGCGCTAAAGTAAATACAATAATAGACTTCTTCTTCGGTGGAAGTTCAAAGAAAAACGAACAAACAAATAAATAAAATTATGGGAATTAACTCACAAGAAGTAGCATACGGCTTTGGCCAAATGGGTAGCGGTCACTTAAAAACTGCTACGGATTTTTATGCTCCTACAGGCAAGATAATAGTTGCTATTACAATGTTGGAAAACGTAAAGTTTCACGGTACAAATGGTTTAGTAGCTGATGATTCTTTTGTTAACGTAACAACCGCCGCCGCCTCAGAAGATGGTGTTGCTTTTATAGGAACTCAAACGCAAATTTTACCTAACGGTGAAGATGATGATGGCGATGCTGTAACTTCAGCTGCAATAGCTGATACAGTAGAGTTTCCAAAAGGAGTTACTATATACGGTAGATGGACGAGGTGTAAATTATCTACAAGTTACACTCATGGTATAATAATATATTACGCTTCAAAAAGATAATATGTTAGGACTAGGAACTAGCATATCACATTTCAACGCTTTTGAAGAACCACCTGCTTTAGAAGCCGGAAATCCTCATTTGCAGCTTTGGCTAAAGCATGCTACTGGCATAACTCTAAACGGTAGTGACGTAAGTGCTTGGAATGATCAGTCTGGCAACAATAATCATGCCGTGCAGACAACTGCGTCTCGTCAACCAGAATACAATTCCTTGAACGATAATGTTGAATTTAACGTTAGCGCGGATGATGATGAAAGACTTGATTTAACATCTAATATAGATTTAGGTCAATTTACCATAATAGCGTGTATAGACATATCGCACCAAGAAACAATGGGATTAATGGGTAGTGCTTCAGACAACTGCTTAAGGTTTCATCAAGGTGCAGATCCAGATAGAATAAGCTTACTTTTACCTGATACTACAGATGAAGATGCTGATATGTTAAACTTAACATCTAACATTCCTTTTAGAACTTTTTTTGTTTTTACAATGATAAGAAGTGCTGGCCCAGATGATAACGTTGTCGTTAGATTTGATGGGTCTAATGTAACAGACACTAATTCAGGTAGAGATGATTCTGACCCAGCTAATACGTTTATAGTAAATGATATAGGAACTGCAGCTGGAAACTTTGCTAACTGGAGAGGTCATATATCTGAGATGGCTATATTCAACACCGCAATAACAGACACTACACTATTAGCAAGTATAGAAAATGATATATCCACTAGATGTGGCGTATAATAATATTAACTAATTAAATTAAATAAAATGGCAAAAAGAAAGACTCCAAAAGGAGATAAAATTGTTGACCTTAAACCTAAGGCAGAAAAAGTTACAAAAGAACAATTAGAAAATCTACAAAAGCTAGTAACTGGCTACAATAGAATAGAAACTCAAATAGGAAACTTAGAAGTTACTAAGCACAGAATGTTCAACAACATATCTCAAGTTCAAGCTGCTATCAGCGACTTGCAAGCTCAGTTTCAAGAAGAGTACGGAAGTGTAGACGTAAATCTTGCTGACGGAACTATTAAATATAACGAAGATGAGCAAACTAATTCGTAAAATCACAATAGGTAAAGATTACAAAATTGACGCCATGCACTATTCTGTTGGACAAGAAGTGTATGGTGGTCACACTATTTGTGATATTATAGAGGAAGAAGACAAGTACTCTATATACATTAGAAAAAATAAAGACGTATTACCATGGAAAGACTTTAATAAAAACATGGCGGTGTCTGTAGAGTATAATCTAGAGTATTAATGAAAAGCGTATATTGCTTTGTTATAAAGCCTAAGGGCGAAAGATATAACAACTCTGTACAAGTTGGTGATAAAAGTCTTATTGTAAACACAGAAAACTTTAATCATCAGTATGTTAACAGAGAAGCTGAAGTTGTATCTTGTCCTATAATAGGTGATGATCTAGGTATAAAACCTGGTGATACTGTGTTAGTGCATCACAACGTATTTAGACGCTGGTTAGATATTAAAGGTAAAGAAAAAAATAGCAGATCTTACTTTAACGAAGACACATACATAATATACGCGGATCAAATATTTTTATACAAAAGAAAAGACAGTTGGACTTGCCCTAAGGGTTTTTGCTTTGTTCAGCCAATAAAAGCTACTAGCGATTATAATACAGATCAAGAAAAACCACTGGTTGGTATAGTTAAGTATACTGATGGTACTGTAGATAAGGGTGATTTAGTAGGCTTTAGACCCAACAGTGAGTATGAGTTTGTTTTTGAAGGAAAAAGGTTATATAGAGTTTTATCAAATTTTATTACAATTAAATATGAATATCAAGGAAACGAAGAAGAATATAATCCAAGCTGGTCATAGAGCGGTTGAAGAGCTTATCAAAGTGGCTAAAGAAGCTATTGTTGATAGTGGTGATGATATTACTGCCGATAGACTTAAAAATGCTGCTGCTACAAAAAAACTCGCAATATTCGATGCCTTTGAGATACTTAATCGTATACAAGAAGAACAGGCTTTACTCGAGGGTAAAAGTATTGAAAAGAAAGAAGAGAAAGTTTTTAAGGGCTTTGCCGAAGGCAGATCTAAATAATGTACGAGCAAAATTTAGTAAATATAATAGAGCCTATAAAAAAGACTACAGTAAGTAGACTTAACAAAGGTAAAAAGTGGAAGTACGGCTATGACAAAGATCATGACGTAGTTGTACTTTCTCATAATGGTCAGATTGGCGACATATACGAAATACAAGGTTTAAAAATAGCTTTACCTAAACCTCCTAAAGACGTTTATTCAAACGAAAACAAAACCTGGCAACAACTTCCAAAGCCAAGTATACTAAAAAAAATAAAAACTATATTCGACTGGAAAGCCTATCCAGAAGAGCAAAAAGATCAATGGCACGATTATATAGACGAAGAGTTTCGTAGGCGTGAAGAAGGTTTTTGGTTTAATAACAATAATAAGCCAACATTTATAACAGGCACACACTATATGTATCTTCAATGGAGTAAAATTGACGTTGGTGCCCCTGACTTTAGAGAAGCTAACAGGTTGTTTTTTATATTTTGGGAGGCTTGCAAAGCTGACAGTAGATGCTATGGTATGTGCTACCTTAAAAATAGACGTAGTGGTTTTTCTTTTATGAGTTCTGCGGAAACAGTTAATCTCGCTACTATATCAAGTGATAGTAGATACGGAATACTATCTAAAAGTGGAGCTGATGCTAAAAAGATGTTTACTGACAAGGTTGTACCTATATCAATAAACTATCCTTTCTTTTTCAAGCCCATACAAGATGGTATGGATAGACCAAAGTCTGAGCTAGCGTATCGTGTGCCAGCGAGTAAGTTTACTCGTAAGAAAATAGACACTAACGAAAAGCTAGAAGAAATAAAAGGTCTAGACACTACGATTGACTGGAAGAACACTGGCGACAACAGTTATGATGGTGAAAAACTTTCTTTACTTGTACACGATGAAAGTGGTAAGTGGGAAAGACCTGATAATATACTAAATAACTGGCGAGTAACAAAAACTTGTCTTAGATTAGGTAGTAAGATTATTGGTAAATGTATGATGGGATCAACGTCAAATGCTTTAGACAAAGGCGGCGATAACTTTAAAAAACTGTATAATGATTCTGATGTCACAAGACGTAACCGTAACGGACAAACAAAGTCTGGTTTATATTCTTTGTTTATCCCAATGGAATGGAACTTTGAAGGATTTATTGACCAACACGGACAACCTGTATTCAATAGTCCAAATCATGATGTATACGGACCCGACGGTGAATTAATAGATGTAGGTGTAATTGATCATTGGCAAAATGAAGTTGATGGTTTAAAAGACGATCAAGACGGTTTAAATGAATTTTATCGTCAGTTTCCTAGAACTACAGAGCATGCATTTAGAGACGAAACAAAAAATAGCTTATTTAATCTTGTAAAGATATATGAGCAAATAGATTATAATGAAGGTATTGGAAGTTCAGCTGTGGTAACGTCTGGTAACTTTCAATGGATAGGTGGTGTTAAGGATAGTAAGGTTGTTTTTAATCCAGATCCAAAAGGTAGATTTAAAGTAAGCTGGGTACCACCTGCTCATCTTCAGAATAGAGTAATAATAAAGAACGGAATAAAATATCCAGGAAATGAACACATGGGCGCTTTTGGCTGCT